AAGTCCCTGTTCCCGGAGGTCTCCTTCAGTTCGTCGATCTTTGCCTGGAGCACCGCCAGTGTGTTCCCGGACAGCTCTTTCGTCTCGATGGGCCGCAGGTTGTCCTCATTGGGAGAACCGGAGGTATGCACGATCTGCCGTGTGGTGTCGAGGAACTCCTCCTCATTGACGCCTGCGCTATCCTTCTGGAAGTATCTCGGCTTGGATGCCCAGATGGCGTTGTCCAGGATCGCGCCGTCGAGCCGGTCGATGAATTCCTGCGGGTTCCGCATGACGTCGATGTAACCGTATCCTGCCGGTGTCCCGCGTTCTTCAAAAAGGACATCGAAGATAAACGGATATTTGCCATGGTTGTAGAAACCGGTCTCCGCATACTTTGGATCGTCCTCTGAGGCGTAGAGAATGACGTCGTCCACATACTGGACGTAATGCAGGACGTCTCCCCTGCCGTGATTCACCTTGTAGTACCAGTCCACCACCACGGACTTGTGGGACGTGTCCACATGATCGTCGTAGTGGTACTGCTTCTGTGTCAGTCCGCTCTCTCTGAGTTTCCCCTTCAGTTCCGGGTGCTCCGCCTCAAGCTGGTCATTGTCGCGGAGGGTCAGCAGGAACACGTCCTTGCTGTCCTGGATATTCTGGATCCCCGGTTCCCAGTACATATTGAGTACATCAATAGGCCTGATGTCGATGTCCCCGATGCCGTTCTGGAGTGTCGGATTGTAGAAGACGCCATAGACTCCGACTCCGTTCTTCAGTTTGTCCCACCATGCGCTGGAGTATGTTGCCTCAAACTTGCAATTATCCATGATCACCGGAATCACGGACGACAGCGTCTTCGCGGCCTGCTCGTCGTCTCTTGCTCTCGGAAGCACCGCCGGTTCCGGGAAATTATCCATCGCGTCGGCATGTTTCATCATGATCGAGTTAAAAAGCCAGCCGCTCACCGGCTTCGCGCCGAAGTTCTGGCGCTTGTTCTCTGCGCTCCTGGGGTTGTGCTTGAAGTTCTCCCAGTGCAGGAACTTCCACCAGTCCTCGTTCTCGATTATCCGCGCATCATAGTTTGCCTTTCCCTCTTTGTACCGCTCAAGGCGTTCCTGCGCGGCCTTCAGCTCGGCTTCCCCTACAGTGCGGGTCCTCACCGGGGCAGCGGGAGTCGGCCTCGCGTCTGCCAGAGAGACCGGCTCGGTGTTGATGGGTATCTCAGCCATATATTCCTCGTCCTCCTGTGTATTGATGTCTGTCTGCCCAGAGGTTCAGCGGATCGCTCTCCGGCGCTTCCTCTGTCAGAACAGGTTTCGGGTTCAACGGGTTCTCCATGCAGACGTAACGGATCGCGTCGTACAGATGGTCCTCCATGGTCGTGTCCACATCCTCCGGGTGCCGCTCGTCATAGATGAGCACCGGCAGCGTCCTGATCACGTTCACGCAGGACTTGAAAACGTACATCATCGGTATCCCCATGCTGTCGAACGCCAGACGGTAGTGCATCTGCATGAGACCGGCAAGCCTCGTATGGTCTCCCTTGCTGAAGTAGACTCCCTCCTGCTCCATCATGGACGCGATGCTCTCGCCGGTGGTGTTCTGCCAGATGGCAGGGTCCGCGATACCGATGATCCGCTTTCCCTTAAGGAATGGGTCAGTGTTCTCGATCTCCCGGATCTTCCGTGCTATCTCTCGCGGCTCCATCTGTACGCCGGTGTCCGCCTGCCTTGTACATCCGTAATATTCCTTGAAGAGAAACATCCTGCCGTAGTGGTCGATGGCGATCCAAACTGTCGCGAATGGTTTTGAATAACCAAAGTCGAATCCCCGGAAGATCTTCATGCTGTCGTCCAGGTGGAAGTCGTCGATAACATGCGTCCACCGCCTGTCCTGGTAGTGGTTCGGGTCGTTCCTCCACTCCGCGAAGACCTGACCTACAAATGCGTTCCAGTCTCCCTCAAGCCACGCCTTCCGCAGTGCTTCCGGCAGTGCTTCCAGTTCATGGACGTACTCCGGGTAGGCAGTCATGAGTGCTGTGTTGTCGTACACTTTGGACTGTATAAAGCTATAGTCCTCCGGGCGCTCTCCGCCGATGTAATCCTTGTCGATAAAGATTCGCTTTATAAATGCATGTCCCTTTCCGCCGGGGTTGCATGTGTAGTAGATCCTCTTTGGGAACTTGTTCACGCCACGGACGCAGGCGGTGAGTTTTTTTATATGCTCTTCCGGGAGCTGCGTCGCCTCATCTATGAACAGGACGTCCACCTCTAATCCCTGATAGCGTCCTATGTCCCTTTCGGAGTCCAGGTAGCCAAACAATATCTCACTCTTGTTTGGGAAGTGGATTTCCTTCCTGCTGTCGTTGTACTTTGCAATCTCTCCCTTGCCGCCGCACCGGAGCAGTTCCTTAAGAGGTTTTATATGGTTCGCGATCAGTTCCGGGTACGTCCGGCGAATGATCATTACCTTGATGCCAGGATTATAAAGGCACAGCCTCACCGCTTTCGTGCGTACTGCCCACGACTTTCCTCCGCCCCTGCTGCCGCCATACCCAACGTGCTTGTGGTGGTCCTTGAGGAACAGTTTCTGTTTCTCTGACGGTTTACCCAAATAAAGGTTAGCCATTGTATTCTGCCCCTTCAGGATCATCGTCCACGATATGAATAGTGGTGTCGATGTCCTCGATCTTCATTGCCTGGAACGGTTTTCCATTCGCCTGCTCGATGATAGTCTTGGCGGCAAGGATTCTTGCAGACGCAGGCTGTGTTTCGTCTGTCATGATCTCCACCAGTACACCAAGCGCCTGCATGGACCGTTGTTCACAGGCCTCCTTAAATTCCTGCGATCTGGCCTTCCTTCCAGCTCTCTTGTGTGGAGTATGACCTTTTACGAACCTCCCGGAACTGTCCCTCTCAACCATTTCAGTTCCAGTTTTTGTGGTGTTTGTAGTCTCGTCCTTCTTTTCCATGCTCCCATCATGCCCTTTTTCGCAGTTCCGGTACGCCCTTTGCAATAAAAAAAGACCAGCAACGCCGGTCTATTTGTTGAGCTTTTCCCACTTCTTGTAGCACTCGCACTGCCGGTATCCGTCGATGCTGTCGCAGTGCGTCCTCTTGTGCCGCATCAGGTCATTGAACCCCTTGCAGCGGAATATGATGGACGAGTCAAGGCCGGGACCCATGCAGTTACACTGGATCCCGGCGATCTTGTTATTGTCAGAACGAACGATGCAGTCATAGAGAGGGCATCGCGCCTTCAGGTTTTGGTTCGTGTAGAAGCCCAACTTACTCCTCCCGGATTCTCTCTCCCCACCTCTTGATCTTCTCAATCTGTATGTCCTGCACCCTCTTCGCATTAATCCAGGGAATATGGAGCAGGATATCAACGCAGTTCATCAGGTCGGCAAGCTCCTCCTGGACGGACGCCTTGATCCACACATCTGCCACCGGCGTCGGGTTCTCCCCCCTGAGGTTTCGCGACATTTTAAGGCAGGCGTGTGCCAGTTCCGCGCACTCCTCCGCAGTCTGTTCCAGTACTGCCGGTTCACCAACATGATCAAGTATCTCTTTGTACGTCACTGTCCTGTCCCCCTTCCCGGTATGGTTTCGGCAGTTCGCACCATGCGACCACATTTAGCAATACAGTTGAGTATCCCCATGCAACCCAATATTTACCGTCCCAACGTGCGACATCCATCCACCGTCCGTCTTGTACCAGATAAGCCTTGTAAAATCCATTACCATCTTCTTCGTTTGGTTTCGGTAATTCACGATCGCACGGAATCCACCCCGGCTGTTTCGGCGTGACGGACGGCAGTTCCTTGACTTTGCCTTGAAAGTACCAGTTATCAACAGAATCATTTAGGTCATTACTGCTGTAATCAATCAGCCTGAGAACCTCGAATCGGCTCACCGCATCCTCGCACTCTGGCTGCGCGGACGATAATGACAGTAGTCTCGTCACATCTTTTTCAGTATGTCCGTCCCAATGCTTGCCGCGCTCAAGCTCTTCACAATCGAACAGGCTAAAATAATTGTTTTCATAGTGATATGTGTAACTTCCTTCCGGAGTATCAATGCCGACAATAAACCAGCCGCCACCGAAGCAAAGCTCCCCATCTTCGTGTCTAAGTGATTTCCATGCTTTATCTTTGTTCTGTTTAACGATTGCTGCAAACAACATCATGCGCTGATAGTAAAGCTGTCTGAATGTGTGAAAACCATCGCTTACATCGTCAATCTCATCTACGTGTGCAGCTTCGCAAATTGCTTTTCTTCTCTTTAACTCCGTATCAGTCATCGGTTCTTCTTTCTGGATAATCGTCATCAGTAACGTTACGTTTCTCCCACAAATGGCAGTACCCATCTTTCGGCAATGCATAATGTTCTTCTATCGGGCATCTGGTTCTCCCGTCTGCATACCATCCACCGTTGTTTGCTGTCCTGCCACAATTTACGCATGTGCGCTCTGGCTGTGCGGACGGCATATACTCAAGTGTCTCTCTAAATGCCACAAGTGACGCTCTTTCTACCTTTACGGCATATTCGTCCTTCATCGAGATGTCAAACGCACTGAGTGCCTTGTCGCACTGCCTAATCTGTTCATCAAGCGCATCAATCGCCGCCTGCCTGCTGATCAGGTCATCCATTGTCTTTCCTTTCTCCTGCGCTACAAAAATCACTTGCGCTCGGTCTTATCGTGCTATCCGCAAACTGTCGACACTTTCCGTTTGGCATCATGTATTTACATTCACCGCAGTAGATGATTTCTGGCTGTGCGGATGGCACTTGCTTCAAGTACAGTTCGCATTCTTCAGCGATGTCATCGCCGATGCCTTCATAATTGCGGGTTTTCTTCCATCTGTTCTTCAGCATATCAATCGCCGCCTGTCTGCTGATGGTATCTGTGCAACCATTGGTCAAGTCCTGTGCAAGCTGTGCGGACGGCAGTGCCTTGATAGCGTCTATGCTCCAATCAATCCCGATGTTCTGATACTCATAACGGTTAAATGGGTCTGACTGCTTTGTCTCTTCGAGTGCTTTAACTGCCGCCTGTCTGCTGATGCAATCGTTGACTAAATCCTTGACTAAGTCCCCGGATTTGTTGACTAAGTCGGTCGCATCTGCGTTAAGCCATTTCAAAAACTCTTTTTCAGGCATTGCCCACAGTTCAGTTGCGTACAGCCCGAAAATCGTTTTAAATCTGTCAGCGTTTGTCATTGTGGTCACCGTCCATTAAATAAAAGCACAAATGAAATTTAAAATTGTCATAATTGCAGTGAATCTTACTATGAATGGATCCCGTTCATTTATAACATTTACCACAAAGCACAGTCCGCAAAATATCCCAACGAAAAAGTTGAATTTGTTTTTAATCATCATGGTGGTCACCGTCCTTCTCTTTAAACATCGCCCTCTTCATCATATCGAAATACCGAAATTGCACATCTTCATTCGGGTTGTTGAATCTCAAACAATAATGCCAGCAGATCAATTCATCTGTAGTCGCATCTCTCAGTGTCAGGAGCATATCAGACGGAAATTTTGATATATCGAATCGCGCATTTTCCGTGGCATCCTCAATCGGACAGCCGCCATTCTCCGGGAATTCCGGGAAACCGTCTGGTCTTTCCTTGTGCGCTCTGCACCGATAGCACCAATTATATTTAAATACTTCAAACTCTGTGCCGTTTGAAAACGGCGTTGATGGCTTTTTACTCATGTCATTCACCTCATCCATGCGTCCGAATCTGGATTCATCTGGCAATCATAGCAGTTGCTCACTAAGTCACCATCCTTGTCGTAGCTGTAATCATCGCCGTAAAGTTGGCACTCGCCACAGTAATCGTAATCATCCATGATGGTCACCGTCCTTCATTTCCTCAACAATCCGCAATGCTCGCCGCAACCCTTCCACAATCATGATTGCATTTGTTTGCACCTCTTTTGAATGTTTACCCATGTTGCAGTGCAGTTCCGCAATCTCTGTATTGATTGCCATTCGGATGCGGTTCAATGTTTCGTCAGTCATGCGCTTCACCGTCCTTCCGTCTTTCAAGGATTGACTTAATTGCTCTCGCCGCCATCCTTCTGCACAACTGACAACTCCCACCATTTTCGTATGAAAACAGAGAGCCATATTTATCGCACCCTTCACACAGGTCATCAGTCAACGCAGAGTAGGCAATCTCTGCCAATAGTTTGTTTTTCATCCCCGCTCACCGTCCTTCCTCATGTCTGCACTTGGTCTGTATCCACAAGTTCTTTTTCTAACAGGCTTTTCGACTGCATCGGTAACGCTCCACCCCATATTCAAACGCTCTTTCAGTGTTGTCTTGTTCATTCCGATCAGTTCGGCAAGTTCGGTCACTGTATAACTTTTTTCGTTGTAAACTACAATTCTGTTAGTTCTCTTGTTGTTTGCCTGTTCCTTTGTTGTCACCCATCTACAGTTTGACGGTTCATAATTTCCGTTAAAATCAATCCTGTCGAGCGTCAGAGTTTTATCATATCCGTTTTGGAACGCCCATTTTGCAAACGGTATGTACTCTTTCCATTCATCGCATACAAATATTCCTCTGCCACCATAGATTTTATAATGCGGATGCTTTTCGTATTCGCATCTTTCATGCATAGATCCCCAAATCTTTCGCAGACGCTTATCTCCGTAGATATCGTTTTCCGAAATACCTTTAATCACTTTAAATCCATGATATGTTCCACCTTGTCTTGCCGCAGAAGCAACGCAACAGCAAGAAACGCCAAGAAAATCACACGCTGATTTTTCAGAAGGAAAAACATAATATTTTTCATCTTTTACAAGCACATAAGGAGTCGTTCTGTATTTCATGTTTCATAATCTCCTTCGATATTTCTCGCACCGCACATCGGGCAAAACTCAAACATTGGCTGTCCCATAATTGTCGGTTGTCCTTTGTGTCCGTTCCCACAAGCAGAACAAATAAAAGCCTCTCCGTTCCATTCCCACCGTCCATGCCGCACCGTGACAACGTCCACTTTTGGCATTAAATCCAGATTCATGTCAA